GACCAACCGTTTGGCGGACTCACATAGTGGTAGACAAAATCCCTGAGGAAATGTCCAGGTTCAACTGCAAGAATACCAACTTCTTGCTTACTCCGGATGTCTCCTGTGACACCGGATGTGGTCTGTGGACCATACACTTTAAAACCTGTTCTTTCTAATTGCGCTAAGGTTTTGTGTCTTTTTCCAGTGTATCTTATTTTGTAAAATAACTGGACCAGTACGATTGGTATAACATGTTCCCCCCGGGTAAAAACCACCGGGTTCGCGGTCATCAAAATCTCAAGAGCTCTCAATTCAACGGGCCACACATTCGGGCCACTGTTTAATTGCTTGCTCTTGCTGGTATATGCTTCGCACCTCTTCCAGAGACTCCTTTCCTTCTTCTCTCTGGTGCCGAAGACATCTTCCTCATAAGTCTTACCGTGGAACTTCGCATTCTTGCGTGTTCCTTCGGCTCCTGAATGACGAGCCTTGGTCATCTTAGTATCAGGATTTGAATGCTTAGCCCTAGCCATCTGCTGGGCATAACTACCTTTTCCAACTTTGTGCTCGGTTGGTTTGTGTAGGTGTACTTTAGTCATTCACTTATTAGGGTAGCGTATGGGAATACGCATATTACAAACAAACATGGACTACCATGATTAGGGTACCGCCCCTCCGGGCGATAGTCATCGCTACTTCAACTCCACTGGAGAAACCGAATCATGTAAAAGGAGGTATATATACAGTAAAATTTTTCTTTTGTTTTATTTATTTAATGAATGGTGACAAAATTGAAGACGAGAAAATCATGTAAAGGGAGGGTGGGCCGCTGTCAAATTCTAGATGACAGCAGAAGGGGCGCCAACTTTCGACAATAAGTTGGTACCGTTCTGCGTGAACGAAGGTGTCGCGCGGGTGACAATGTTGGTTGCACCATCGGAAGTCGTCTCGGCGATGTCGAAAACTCCCATGCTCTTGACGGTCAATTGAAACTGACTAAGCCCATAATTCTTCTGTCCTGAAACAACATTCTGTGCTACAGGAAAGTTCATCACATCGGTTCCTTGCTCAGTTGCCCAACCGAAGAACAATGAGCTTGGATAAACTGCTCCAACTTGCCCGGCGCCAACGGCACCTGTACCATATGTAATGG